TCTAGCATCTTTGCAAAAAGCACATGAAGTAGCAGATTATGAAAAAGTAGCACAAGCTCAAGACGTATTAGCTAAAATAGCGGTACAAGAACAAAAAGTACAAGAAGGTAAATTAAGGATGGAGCAAATACAACAAGAGCCCGTCCCGCAACCTACACAACAAGTTCAACAACAACAACCTATGTTTAATTCTAAGATGCAATCTTGGATAGACAACGGTAATAATTGGTTCTTAGACAATGCTGTTATGCACGAGTCAGGAACACAAATACATGATGATTTACTTACTGAAGGATTTGTCGTTGAAAGTGATGAATACTTTGCTGAGGTAGATAAAAGAATTAGGGTTAAACACCCTGAATATTTTAACGAAACGGTAAAAGCAAAGCCATCACAAAAGGTGGCTTCAGCAGGTAGAGTAAGCGGACAAACTGGTAAAAAACAGATAAAGCTCTCTCCTAGTGAAGTTCAAATGGCAAAAAAACTTAACGTACCTTTGAAAGAGTACGCAAAATATGTTAAAAGGTAACTTATATGACAGATAATACTGACAATCAAAACAGAACACCACGTTCTGCCGACACTCGAGCTGATACAGAAGCTCGCAAACCTTGGAGCCCACCTTCTATGTTGGATACTCCTCCTGCACCTGACGGTTATACCTACAGGTGGATCAGAGCCGAACTCGTAGGCCGTGAAGATCGCAAGAATATAACCTCAAGATTGAGCGAAGGTTTCGACCTAGTTCGAGCTTCAGATTTAGATGATTCTTTAGCTGATCGTTATGATGCCCTCGAAGAAGGTAGACATGCAGGAGTAATATCACGTGGAGGTTTGTTACTGGCTAAGATTCCTAATGAGACGCGTAATGAAAGAAACTCCTACTATCAGAACGCTGCTAGAACTCAACAAGATGCTGTTGATAATGACTTACTCAAAGAATCAGATCCTAGCTCTCCGATTTTAAATCCAGAGAGAAGTAGCAAAGTAACTTTTGGCGGTGGTCAACGAGATTGATCACTAATATTAATTTTAAATATATAAAGGTGATTTATTATGGCTAACAAAAATGCCCCCTTTGGTGCAAGACTTGTTGGTGCTCTTGGTTCAGGACCTATGACAAATGGTATGACTGAATACGAGATCGCTTCAGGTGCATCTGGGAATATTTTTTCAGGCGACTTAGTAAAAATGACCAACACAGGTACTATTTTAGTAGCTGCTGCTGGTGATGAACCCCTTGGAGTATTTAGAGGTTGTAAATTTACTGATACTAACGGTGATGTAGTTTTCAAATCTCATTTCCCAAGTGGTACTGTATCGTCTGATATTGTTGCATTTGTGCATGATGACCCACACGCTGTATTTGAGATTCAAAGTGCAGGTTCTCCAGCTCAAACTGATGTCGGTTTGAACGCAGATATTTCCTATAGCACAGGATCTACCAAAACTGGTATGTCCGCTATGGAGCTATCTGGAACAACAGCAGCTACAACTGCTACATTCAGAATCATGGGCTTTTCAAGTGATCCAGATAACAGTACGACAGGTTCAGCAAACGTAAATGTGATTGTTAAGTTTAATGAGCACTTCTATATCGACCCAACAGGAGTATAAATAATGGCAATAAATAGATCGCAATTAGCGAAAGAACTAGAGCCAGGTCTTAACGCCTTGTTCGGTATGGAATATGCCCGTTATGAGGCCGAGCATCTAGAGATTTTTGAAACAGAATCTTCAGACAGAGCATTTGAAGAAGAAACACTAATCGTAGGATTCGGTAACGCAGAAGTAAAATCAGAAGGTAGTGGAGTCAGATTTGACAACGCTAACGAAGGTTATACATCACGTTACACCCACGAAACAGTGGCTCTTGCTTTCGCACTTACTGAAGAAGCAATTGAAGATAATCTTTATGATAGACTTGGTGCAAGATATACCAAAGCCCTAGCAAGATCTATGGCAAATACAAAGCAAATCAAAGCTGCAGCGGTACTAAACAACGCGTTTAGTGTAGCAGGTGGTGATGGCAAAACTTTGATTGCAACTGATCATCCGCTTGGTGGTGGAGGTTCTTTAGCAAATAGAGCCACAACTATGGCAGACTTGAATGAGACATCTCTTGAAGATAACCTTATTGGAATTTCTACATTTACAGATGATAGAGGTTTAAATATTGCTCTAAAAGGAATGAAACTCATAGTCCCACCACAGCTTGTGTTTGTTGCTGACAGACTACTACAAAGTCCAGGCAGAACAGCCACTTCAGATAACGATATTAACGCTATCGCTAATATCAATAGCATGTTACCTGAAGGTTATGTAGTTAATCATTACCTAACTGATACAGACGCATACTTCATCAAAACTGACTGTCCTGATGGATTTAAGTATTTTGAAAGAAGTCCTATGCAAACTGCATTAGAAGGTGATTTTGATACTGGCAACATGAGATATAAAGCTAGAGAAAGATATTCTTTCGGTTATTCAAACTTCAGAGCCGTTTTCGGTTCTCAAGGAGCTTAAAGGAACGATTTATTGTAGCGTTTCTCACTCAACTACAATTTTTAAGGGAGCTTCGGCTCCCTTTTTTTGTTGCTTACTTTGTTTAGTGGGTGTAAACTCAAGGTAGTTTTAAATTAATTAGCTTAATGAGGATCGATTCGATTTCCATTAATACAAGTAAAGGAGTTCATAATGGCTAATCCACATTTTCAAAACTTAATATTATGGGCAGGTAATACTGTTGCTACGGAGCACAAGAAAAATCAGCCTATGTTTGCACCATATCCATCAGACCAAACATTTTATATGTATCATAATGACTTTTTTACATATAACTCTGGCGATTGGACTATAACAACTACTGAGGCTGGTACTGGTAGTGCATCTGAAGCTGTAACTTCACAAGCTGGCGGAGCTTTATTGCTTACTAACGCTGCTGGTGATAATGATTTAGACTTTTTACAACTAAAAGGCGAAGGGTTTAAACTAAGCACAAGTAAGAAAGCATACTTTTCTGCTAGATTCAAAGTAAGTGATGTAGATCAATCAGACTTTGTTATGGGTCTTGGAATTACGGATACTACACCTCTTGATACTACAGACGGTGTTTTCTTTATATCAGCGGACGGTGATGCAGGGTTAGATTTCTTAGTTGAGAAAGATAACAGTGCAACAACTACAGAAGATGTAGCAACTATGGCAGATGACACATTTATTACAGTAACCTGGTTTATAGATCCAGATGCTTCAAAAGTGTTCTATTCTGTAAATAACGCTGCACCAGTGGGTGTTGTAAACACTAATTTACCTGATGATGAAGAATTAACCGTATCATTTGGTATTCAAAATGGTGAAGCAGCAGCTAAAACTATGACTATTGATTACGTTGTAGCAGCAGTAGAAAGATAGGAGTAAACAATGGCAGATACAGTAACTTCACAAACCATTCAAGATGGTGAAAGAGTCGCAGTATTAGCGTTTACCAATGTATCAGACGGTACAGGTGAATCTTCTGTTAAAAAGGTTGATGTTTCAGCACTAACCACTAACAGTGCTGGTGAATCTTGTACTAGCGTTTCTATAGCACGTATTTATTGGTCATGCGTTGGTATGCGAGTTAATATTGAGTTTGATGCTTCAACTAACGTATTAGCTATGCCATTACCAGCTGATAGCACAGGTGATGAATACTATGACGATAGATTTAGTGGTATACCAAATAACGCAGGTTCAGGAAAAACTGGAGATATTGACTTTACAACAGTAGGCCACTCAAGTGGTGATGCTTATTCAATCATACTTGTTTTGAATAAGAATTATTAATGAATGGCAGAGTACAAAGGCAAAACCGTAACTCTTAATAAACCAAGGGCTATCCGAAAAGGTAGCCCTGGTTATGGCAAGAAACGTAAAGAAGTTTTTGTAAAAAATCCCGCAACAGGTAAAGTTAAGCGTATTGCATTTGGTGACGCTAAATTAGGTATGCACAAAAACGATCCCAAACGTAAAAGATCATATTGCAAAAGAAGTGAAAAGCTTGGTAATGATCGTATGAAAGCTAACTACTGGGCTAGACGAGATTGGGATTGTTAAATGGTAAAAAAACGTGATCCCAAGACTGGGACAGGTAAAAAACCAAAAGGTAGCGGTAGAAGGTTATATACAGATGAAAATCCTAAAGATACTGTATCAATAAAGTATAAAACAATACAAGACGCTAAAGATACAGTAAAAAAGGTAATAAGAACTAAAAAACCATTTGCTAGATTAATCCGAATATTAACTGTGGGTGAGCAACGATCTAAATACGGCGGTAAGCCAAGACAAGCTGAAATATTTAGAAGAGGTAAAGATGCAATTAGAAAAAAATATGGTAGGATTAAATAATGGCAAAATCAAAAAGTAAAGGAAAAATATGCCCAGAGGGTAAGGCTTGGGCAAAAAGAACATTTGATGTTTATCCCAGCGCGTACGCAAATTTAGCAGCTTCTAAATATTGTAAAGACCCAAATTACGCAAAAAAAGCTAAAGGCGGTAAAAGAAAAGGCAAACGTTTTGGTGGCCCAATAAGAGGCCAAGGTATTGTTATGTCTAATAGATTAAGATGAGTAAGGGTCAGCTACAAAGTTGGTTAGATGAAGATTGGGTCAGATTGGGTGCAGATGGCTCTATAAAAGGATCTTGTGGTGGTCGAAAAGAAGCTGAAGGTAAACCAAAATGTATTCCTAGAAGTAAAGCAAACAGACTAAGCAAATCACAAAGGGCAAAATTAGTTGCACGTAAAAGAAAAAAAGATCCAAATCCAAACAGAAAAGGTAAGCCCATTATGGTATCTAATAAATTAAAATCAGGAGGCAAAGTGAAAAAACTAAAACCAATACCGCCAGGCAATAAAGGGTTGCCTAAATTACCAAAAGAAGTCAGAAACAAAATGGGATATTTTGTTGATGGTGGTAGAGCTGAAAAAAAGAAAGGTGGCAAGATAGCTAGAGGTTGTGGTAAAGTTATGTCTAATAGGCGTAAATATACAACTACAAGATAGGAGATAATATGCCAAAACAAGACAAAGAAATGGCAGCCAAGTTAAAAGCAAGGCAAGCCGCTAAAGTAAGACCAGATGAGCCTGTAGTAGAGGATCGTATTTATATAAATATGCCCAAGAAAAAGGCACCTGCCAAAAAGACTAAAACAGCACCAAAAAAAAGTGCTAAAAAATCTACTAAAAAATAAGGAGTAAAAGATGCCAGGCAAAAAAAATTCAAAGTACGGTAGTATGATGAAAAAGTCTAAAGGCGGTTCACTTATGAGAAAATCCAAAGGCGGATCACTTATGAAAAAGTCTAAGGGTGGATCACAAATGAAAAAATCCAAAGGTGGCCCTTTAATGAAGAAATCAAAAGGAGGCTCTCTCATGATGAAGTCTAAAGGCGGTTCTTTAATGAAGAGGTCAAAAGGAGGATCTTTAATGAAAAGATCGAAGGGTGGATCTGTTATGATGGCAGGCAACGCAAATAGAAGAAGAAATCGTTTGAGATAGTGCCATATTTAATTAGTAATATCCCACATTTTAAATGTTGGGTTAGGAGAGAGTTCACACACAATCATGAGGATTATCATGAAGAGTATTTACATGCTCTAGCTATAGCCGTTAATACAATTCCAGATAGATCACTTAGCTTCCAAGTAGTTTTTACAGGAGAAGAATCAAATTGTGAAGACTGGGATGAAGGCAATATACATGGTGGAGCTATGTGGGCACGTATGCCAATACAAGGTCTTGTAGCAGACATACCTATGGAAGAGTTCCCAAAGCCTATGGAGGATCATTTAGCACAACCTTGGGACTGTGAGGCAAGAGATCATGCAGTTACAGTTATGGACAGAGTTAGCTCATCACCCTGGATTGCTAAGATAGATGGTGGTTTCTATCAAGCTAAATATCTTTTTACCGTAGATTATACAAATACAGATATTGCAGATGATCCTGCACAACACAAACAAAGTCATGTATTATATATAACTGAAGACTGTGAATGGAAAGGTAACTTAGTTGCTTTACCTAATAACAGAGTTAGGGCTACAAGTCCTGCCTTATGGGTAACAGGTGAGGGACCTCCGCAGTTTAAACCTTCGCAGTGGAAACACTCAGCAGAAGGACATGAAAGTTATCTTGATCCGTCAATAACTTTTGATAATTTATACGAGGACTAAATATGGCAGAATTAAGCGTAGCAGCAAAAAGAAAACTAATAAAAGAACTCAAAGGAGCCTCTAGGTTGCATGCTAAACAGGCAAAACAAATAGAGAAATCTTTACAAAAACCTAAGAAGAAAAAATAATGGCTACATCAAGTAGTACAGACTTCGATCCAAACGTAGCTGAGTTTATCGAAGAAGCCTTTGAAAGATGTGGCTTAGAACTTAGAACTGGCTACGACCTTAAAACAGCACGTAGATCTATAAATCTTATGTTAGCTGAATGGGCAAACAGAGGCTTGAACCAGTGGACAATAGAAGAGGGCACTCAAACCGTTACTGAAGGCACCACAAGTTACTCTTTAAATTCAAACGTAATTGATTTGTTAGACGTTGTTCTACGTAGAACAATTAACCAAACTCAGACAGATATTAGTATGAATAGGATTAGTAGGTCTGAATATATTAATATTCCTAATAAAACTACTAAAGCTAGGCCTTCTCAGTTCTTTTTAGATAAATTAGCCACTCCTGCGTTAAAAATATGGCCATCACCAGAAAATTCTACGGATATTTTAGTATTCAATAAAATTGTTAGGATGGATGACGCAGATAAGCCTACAAACACCATGGATATGCCTTTCAGATTTTTCCCTTGTTTTGCAGCTGGACTGGCCTATTACATATCTTTAAAAAGAGCACCAGAAAGAACAGCACAACTAAAAGCAATTTACGAAGAAGAATTTAGAAGAGCAGCTGACCAAGATGAAGATAGAGCTTCTTTTAATATTAGGCCTCGTATTAGGATGATGTAATGGCTTACGCTACTGGTAAATTTGCTAAAGCTTTATGTGA